CAGCGGCATCAGTAGCATCAAAACCGTCGGCTTCTGGAGGAGCACCTAGGTCGCTATCCATATCGCTTTCGCTGCCGTCCACTGGAGGTAAGTTGTCACCTAGTCCAGCGCCGCCGCTCATGTCCATACCTGTGTCAGCAATTTGCTCTCCGCTTAACACACGAACTGCTGTGTCGCTTGTTTCACGTGCTGTGCTTAATGCTGTGTATAGTTCTGTTAATGTTGGGCTGATAGAACCTTTGAATGATTCGGCCTGTTCACTGCCAATTTGGTCGCGGATCGTATCAATAAGTGCTGGAACTTGTTCGTTCTGTACTTTAGAGATCTTCTCTAGCATGTCCTGAATACTGTCAACAATGTCTTTAGCGGCTAATACTGCTTCGCTACGACCCATTTCAGATTCGAACAAACCTTGCTCGGAGCCCATCCATTTGTCTAGGCCTTCCTTAACAAGCATAAGTTCCATATACTTGCTATTCTTTTCAGCAGTATGACTGCCAAAAGATTTTTTAATAGCCACAATATTTTCACCCAATGCTTGGCTTAAGCGTTGTGCTTTAGCATAAGTTAAATTATCATAATCAATACTAAAACCAAAGCGGCTTTCGACGATTTTGTTAATCTTTTGTGGTGTTACTTCGGTACGCATTTCAGAGAGTCTCATTTTGTTTATTCCCAAACTTATATTAAGTATTTATATCTATTCCCAGACTTTGTTGTACTTTGCAGTCCTGTGTATTTGTAATAGCTTGTTACGAGCAATATTTAGGCGGTTTTCAGCTATTTCCAGTCTGGCTTGCCTGTTATCTACTGCTACAAAATCATTGCGCTTACGTGCTGAGTCTACACCCCACCGTAGATTTAACATATCTGCGTAACATTTATTTATTTCTGTACTAAGACCTAGTATTTGATCTGCTTGATAATATCGTTTCTTAAGCGTATATATTACATATAATATAGCTGAAATCTTATCCTCAAATCTGTGTACAAATTCTAAGTTGTGATCTAGCACATCACAGGTTTTATTCTTATGTAGTTTAAGACGATATTGACCTATACGATATCCGTCGTCTGTGGGTAGACAGATAGGTATAGATTCTTCTTGCTGCATTTTAGCCAGCTCTCGCTGAGTCCACTTCTTGATATAGTCAGTGGTAGCTGAGGTTATTTGTTTTAACTTGTTAGGAGCTTCTACTTCTGTACGTGGTTTAACGAATTTTTTTCTTGTATGTGATTTGACCATTTTCATTACGGCGCAACAGGATATCCTGTGCCGTTAGTTGATTTGCTATTTCCTGCTCTCTTTCATTGAGAGCACTTTTTGATATTCTGGGTTCGTGTTGGAACCGACCTAATAGGTCCGCTTGTTCGTTGTTAATTGCAACTTGTATGTTATTGAGTAATTCTACGATTTTCATTTGGTTGCTAAGTGTACTACTACTCCCAATACCGCTGTTAATAATGCTACAAATACAGAGGTACCAATAGTAATCAATGTCTTATTGCTTTCTCCGCCCACTTTAGTTAGAGCATCTTTGATATCCACTACGTGGCCTTCTAGTTTGTCCATACGACTATCTAGGTTTTCTAGTTTACTTTCCAAGTTACTATACCTTTCAGCACAAAGTTCTACGTGCGCCTCAAGGCTCTTTTTTTCTATCTCGGTTGTGGACATTGTTTGTCTCTTCGCTTTCTTCAATTTAAGCGATGCGTTGATCTATTGCCTGTACTGAGCCGTAATAAGGAGCCATAATTGGTGCTGTAGCATCAACTAGTATTTATTCTATATTAATTTGTTTAATATATATGTTTTTGATAGTTCCGTAGGGGTAGAAGATAGGCAACATAAACTTAGCAGTTTCGTTTAATCCGGTGATAATAGGGACCTGTTCTAGGTCCTGTAATAGTGCTCCCAATGGTTTACCGGGTAAATCGTATACACCTGCACTTTCTATGGTCCAGGTCCAGGTCCAAACTTTTTGGCCACCTTCGTAAAAATCACCAAAGTCAAATAATTTCATTGAACCCATTCCTGCCTGTGGTTCAGTCATGTTGTGCGGTTGGGTACGCAACCCAATACATTGTAATAATGTTTCCCAGTTGCGTTGCTGATTACGTTCTTGACTGTCAACATTGTTACTGCGGATAACACCTGTTGCAGTGATATCAACTAATGTGTAACCTTGGAAGAGTTGTATATTTGTTGACATACAGATATTTATCGGTCATAAAAAAAGCACTACGAATAGTGCTTCTTTTATTTTTTGTTAAATTAACTATTAAGCTAATTTGAAACCGCTAGTAGAACTAACAGTAGCAGCACCCATACTTGGTAGAGCTTGGATACGTGTTTGGATTGCAGAAGTTGTGTTACCTTGTGCTTCTAACAATACACTGATACGGTCTGTATCAACTTGATACATTGTGATTGTTGAGTCAATACTAATACTACGTAGGATTGCTTCAACGTTACCACCAGTTGCTGAATCAGCTACTTGGTTTGTAACACCAGGTTGTAGAACCTTCAATGCCACTGGGTTCTTTGTTAAACCTGTAGCGATAATTGTACCTAATGTACCATCTGTTTTTGCATCAACGTTGTTAACGCCTTGTGCATCACCTGCATAACGTGTCTGAATTGCCATTTTAAATCTCCTTAATTTTATTTGCGTTTCCGCATACTTTTATTTATACAAATGTATAAAAAATAAACTACTACTTATTAAATAAAGCCTGGCTAAAAACACCACGCTGTACTAATTTTATAGGCCCTGTAGGGGTACTAAACACAAACCCTTCACCTGCTGTTTGTCCATTTATATATTGCCCTATTCCTTTAACCTGTTGCTCTAGCTGTGTGGCTAAATTGCTCTTAAAGGCATAGACACTATTCCATATATCAAATACAGCACGTAGGCCTTTTTCGTTACGATATAAGTATCCGCCTTTATTTTCGCCTATTAGAAACTTTTTAAGTTTTTGTGAAAAATTAGCCCCAACTAACCAATCTGCTATTTCCTCGTTGGTTTGTCCTGTTACTCTTTTGTTGGCATATTGTTTAAGTGCTTCACGACCTTTGTCGTCAAGTCCCGATAAAAATTTATCTGCTACAGTAGCATACTTTTTAACAGTGGCCACTGCTGATTTGTGTAATTGTACCGGGTCATCAAGTGTAAATTTAATACCAGCACTGGGAGTTAATATAGCGACCGGAGCATCAAAGTTCAACCCTTGACCGTTCCAAGGTTGTGGTTTAGCTGTTTTATTGGCCAGATATGTGTGTACAACAATACCACCGGTCTTACCAGCAATCTGTCGCCCAATATTGCTTTTTACTGGAATGTGATATTCAACCACGTTAGGTTTGAATACAAAATTTCCTTCTACTGGCTTTAATGGACTTGACCATAATAGATCTCCCCAGAAATATCCAGATACATTACCCAATGCCTGCTCGAGTCCAGGCCATATATTGGCAATACGCTGATATAGATCCTTACGATCCTTACCGCGATCTTGATCGTACTTGACCCAATCTTCAGGACTAGTAACTTCGCCGTGCGGCTTATCAAACATATACTTGTCCATTACAGTTAGTTTACCGGCACTAGTACGCCCAAATATCAATGCCGGAAATCCGTCCCACTTGATTGTTAGACTACCAGGATTTGTGATTACATAACTGAGAGCGTCAACCATGTTTTGTGCAGCTGCCGAACCTGCAAAGATAGCATCCTCAGGATGTGGTGTGCGAGCAGGCGCTGCAGCTACTTCTGCTAGTATGCTGTCAATGAATTCTAATTTCATAGACTCAATTCTCTGTCTTGTTGTTGATGGAATGTTCGACTCAGTCGGTCAAGATAACCTTGATTACGTAGGATCTTAAATGCTAGATTTTCTATACTAAATTCGCCGCCGGTAGCCAGACCCGACCGACGCATTTGCCGAATTTTATCAATCACACGTTTGATATCCATTGGATCATCTGCGCTACTAATAGAGTGATCAATTTGTGTAATTAAATCGCGCACTTTATGGTTGACTGCTCCGCTATTAATCTCTGGCGGATCATATGATGGCTGTTTAAGCCACTCGTCTCGTAACAGACTATAAGTACCGGTACTGACTGGTGGTTCGTTAACATCTTCTACGTATAGTTCGGCCTCGTGACCTTTGATAGTGATATCGTGATTATCGTTCCAAATTTTCTTCTTAGCCGTGTAAAATGCTTCAGCCAAGTCATCGCATTGTAAATCTGCATATTCAGTTACCACGTGGATATCAAAATCACTAAATTTTGTATAGTTATAGTTAGCTAGGCTACCAGTCAATACTACATCGTGTACGCGGAAACCAGGAATTTCTAAATAGTCAACAAATACTTTAGCTATTTCTAATAAACGCAATCTAACTTCAGGTTTTAAACGTTCATGATCCCAGGCCACAGGATTAAGTGTGCTGTGGTATGCCACATTCTTTTTAACAAAATCTTTAACTTTCATTGGCCTGTAGTCTTTTCATCTTTTGCCATAGTACTTCAGCAAGGTCAATGCTCTCCTCAACGCTTTCGTGTTGTGCAGGATTACGATATGGTTGTGATACTGGTCTTGGTATACGTTCAGCTGGTGTTAATGGAATTGGTGTACCACCTGTGGAAGGTTGACCGTATGTGGGTCTACGTGCTTTTAATAATCCTGACTGTTTCTGTTTTGCAGCGTCGGCAGCTTGTTGCTTCATTTGTTGTACCATTGTTGATTCTGGCCGACGCACAGGAGTTGGTACTACTGGTTTAGTAGATTTTGCTCCACGAGCCGGTAAACCCTGTTGCTGGCGCATTTGTTGTACCATTAAGGACTGATCGCGAGTAGGAGCTCTTGATGGAGTTGGTGCCACAGGTTTAGTTGCTATAGCTGGTTTCTTAGGGACCAGAGCTGGTTGTGCCTGTTGNTGTGGAGCTGGTTGTGCCTGTTGTTGTGGAGCTGGTTGTGCCTGTTGTTGTGGAGATGGTTGTG